CTAAATCTGAAATGTCAGCCTCTACTAATGCTCTACTTTCCCAATCTACGCCATCTGCAACGAGTACATTTTTGTCTGTTGGTGTTGATGTGTTTACATCTGAAAGGTCTGAAAGTTGTGAAGCTCCACCACCTCCTAATACATATTTACCATCTACAATAGAGAGTCCTGAATAATCAACATCAGTGAGTTGCGTTAATTTTGTTGTTCTTTTTCCTACTCCACCAATACCTCGTCCTGATAGGAGTTCAATCTTTCTTATTTTATCTTCTAGTCCTGTAATGTTTGATACATCTAAGACTTTCTCGTCTTTTTTAATATCTTTAAGAAGGTTAGAAAGTTGTTCAACAGTCATTTCCTCTATCTCTGGTAGCTCTACGTTTACCATTGATGCAATTTCATCAAGGTCTTCCTTGGTCACAACGTAATCCTTTCCGTCGTCGTAGTCTTTACCTTTAATCGGTGTATATCCATCTTTTGGTAGTTCAATACTTGCAATATCTTTTTTATATTGTGCAATTAAGTCTTTCTGTGTTTTTCCTGACTCATCAATGATAATCTTTTGCATCTCTGACTTCAAATCAGCAATAGTGATACCTAACTTTTGAATATAGTCTTTGTTTACATCTGCAAGTAAAGAATCTAGTTTTGATTCAGCGTCAAGTCCATCAAAAAGCCTCCCAACGAGTGTTGGTAGTTCTTTCTCAATATCCTTAATACTCTGCTCTAAATCCTTCTTGCTTGATTGTAGTTTGTTTATTAATAATGCGTTCGCTAATGTGTTTTTATCCATATATTTATTATACCATGTTAATACACAGTCTTGACAACACAATATATATGTTGTCTGGACTATAGATTATCTTGACTAATATACTTTTATTGAGTATTATTAGTTAATAATGAATTTTCTTAAAATAATTATATTACTTTCATTGATTGCATATGCAATAATTCAAGCACCTATTATCTCAATAGCTTTTATAGTGCTTTTTCTAATGTACCTGTAATAGGTGCTGATTTTTCAGCCTCTTGAAGTATAGATTTAACTATTGCCTTGTTGGCATCTGTTAATGTACCTGCTTTCAACTGATTAGTAATCTCAACTACCTTATTATTTTTAAGATTTGAAATACCTTTAGCAACCCCTATTCTAAACGCTGGGCTTTCCAGTGTCTTTTTAGCTACGAACAACCCAACTGCTGTTCCTAGACTAATACCCCCACCGAATACCCCAACACCCAACATCGAACCTATTAGATAGTCATTAAGACCAAATTCGTTTCTTGTTAGTTCCTTAAGTGAACCTGTTTCGATAGCATCATCAATAGCATAAGCAATTCTAACATCTTCGTTAAGTTTACCTACATCAACACCTGTTTCTGCAAGTGTTTCTTTTTCGATGAGTGTTTTTAATTCATTTCTGAATCCATTTAATGCTTCTGCTTTGTTACCAGCTGCTACATCTCCTGATTTCTTATACAAATTATATCTTTCGTCAATTACCTCCTTAATCCTTTGAGCATCTGACATAGAGAAATCTTTTTGACCTATAAATTTATCTAGTTCCGCTATTTCGTCTTCAAAACCAAAACCTACTCTTGCAAGTTCATCTCTAGTGCTAGATAATATCTGGTTTACTTTCGGTAATTCATATCTTCCTGTAACTTGAGCAACCGCCTCTCTAACACCGTCATATGATACTTCTTTTAACACTTTCGCATTTTCAGCTGTCTGTAGTGGATCACTAGCTAGTAGTGGTTTATCTCCAACCTTCTTGTCAGCAATATATTCACCAATGTTCTGTTTGAATTTCTTATTGAAAGACTTAACATCACCTGATGTAAATTCTAATGCTTTTACTACGTTTTTGGCTTGAATACCTCCAATACCAGGAATTACATCCTTTAATGTTCCAGTAGCGGTTGTTCTTATTCCTTTAGTTCCACTAGCAATTTTACTACCTACCTTACCTGCGATAACTGATGGTTCTAGTGCAGCACCAGTTTGAGCTATCTTACTCCCTACTTGTGCAACCTTACCTATTTTACCTGATACTCCTACAGCTCTAACCGCTGCACCTGTACCTGTGACTATTCCAGCAATATCAGCTAATACACCTACTGGGTCTTCTACAGCACTTTTCTTGAATGCATCTAGTGAACCATAACGTGCATCAATAAAGTTACCTAATTGTTCTGTAACTTGCATTTCAGGTATATTCTCAGCTTGAAGTTCTCCAGCTTCATTTCTCTCAAGTTCTGGCAACCCTCTTTCAATACGAGATTCGTTTGCCTTTTCGAGTAATTGATTACCTATAGCTGTTTTTTCTAAAAATGCTTCTCCTATTTCACCCCCAGCACCCTTAACAACATCCCCTAATGCTTTTACTGTTCGTACTGGATGTGTTATAGCAGAAGTAATATCTTTTCCTAATTGGAAACCTGAACGTGGTACATTACCAATAGTTTTAAGCCCTGATTCTATTAGGTTATCATCCTCTTTTGATTCAAAGGTAGGTTTAAATCCCGTACCTAGGTTTTCATTTTCTTCTGGTGTTTCTATTGTACCAAATCCCATTGCTGAACGTAGACCAATTGGATCAATACCAGCACTAGAAATCTCTGTATCCATACGACCATCTTCAATACGCCTAAGAATCTCCCTTGATTCAGGAGAGTCTGGGTTTTGATTTACAAATTGTAATGTTTCTTTGATAGCCATAATATTATTGTGTTACTGAATTAATGAAGTCTAACCCGCCCTGGGCGGCATTTGATACATTTTCTGGTACTTGATAGTCTTTAGATGTATTTTTTATTAATTCTTCATTACTTAATTGGTTAATTTTAGCAGTACCAATAAGTTCTTTTTGTGTTTCTACTCTATCAATAGTATCAATATAACGACCTGTAAAGCCAGATACATTTTGATTAGAACGTGCTGCTGTCTCAAGTGTAACTCCAACTGAGTTTACCGCAACATCCATAAGAATTGATTGAATAGCTGCGTTTTCTTCTTGTGTATTATTAGAGTTAGCCACTAGTTGTTTATATCTATCAACGTCTGTATCTGTAAGAACTCCAACTTCTCCAAATAGACCTCGTGCTGCTGTTGGAATTAAACCAATGATTAATGCCTCCATTTCCTTTGTAGAAATATCTTCATTTACCTTAGCTTGCATTTTACGCCATGCTCCAGCAGTACGCCCAGTTGATAATGGATCATTCCCTTCAAACAATATTTGATTTAGGTTTTCTACACTGTCTAATGCTCGCAAACCTTGTGTAATTGCTTCTTGTTGTCCTGGTGTAATGTTTGTATCTGATGACGCTGACTTAGACATCCACGCTACTACGTTTTCTGGTGTACCTACTTTATATTCTGAATCTGGGTTGTATTTGATACCATCTAACTTAGCTTGTTCTGCTGCTGTTTCTGCTTTAATCTTATTAATTTCAAGACTTGTTTTATATCTATTTAATCGTGAATCAGCACCTAGACTATTAGCAGCCGCTAACGCCTCTGATTTGGTTTTAGCATTATTAATAGCAGATAATTCGCCTCTTCCTGCACCTTGTTGTGCAGCAAGAGAAGCAATATTGAATACTTCTGTAGCTTCATCCTTTTGACGTTGTATCTCGTCTAGTTCTTTTTGTTTCTCTGCAGCTTGTTTAGATTCTGTACGTTCTAACCAACCAATTTCTATTTCTAACTCTCTTTCTTTGTCTGCAAATTTTAATTCTATAGCATGTTCTATAGCTTCCTTTGCACTATCAACCTTACCTTGAAGAAGGTTTGATGTAGCAATCGTGTTAGCTAGTTCAATAGAACGACTATCACGTTTAGCTTTTAGTTGTTGTTCTAACAGAGCTTGTCTTCCGCGAACAATAGATGCTGGCACTCCTCTTCCTGTTCCAGCTAGTTTTTGTACTGATAATGTATCATTTACCTCTTGCTGAGCTAGTGAAGTTGAGGCGTTTAAGATAGCTTCGTCCAATGCATCTATTTCCACTTGTTTTTTTCCAATTCCTGCTTCTTTGAAGGCTTCCGTCTCTGCTTCTGCCTGTCCTAGAACTTCACCTGAGAGGGTTCTCACGAGTGATTCTTGCTCTGCTGACTCTTTAGCTAGACGTTGAGCTTCCAATCGAGCTTTCTCTGCATCCGCCTTCTCTTGTGCTCTAATTTTAAGAGCTTGTTCAGCTAGTGATAAGACACTAGAAGAAGCAGAGGTACCAACTGGTTGCTCTGGTACATCAGTTGGTTGTGTTTCAAGAACTTCTACATCAATAACTCCGTTCTGTGTAACGTCTTGGCTATTGATACCTTGTTCTTGTTCTTGTGTTAAGTTGTCATTTATATTTTCCATAATGTTATGTAATTACCCTTACGTCTGTTCCTGACCTATAAAGGTCGCCTACTGATAAGTCGGTAGCACTTGCTGGTAGATTAATAATGTTTACTCTGTTCCTAAAGGTTACTCTTTCTGTGAAAGTCTCATTCTGTGTATAGTTTCTTTTGTCTCTATTCATTTCGTTTACCCTTAGAAGAATGTTATCGACCGATTCTTTTAATTCTCTAAATTCTTGTTTTTCTTTATCATTCATAATTAAGTTATTTCTTGTTCGTATTCTCCTCGAATTGAGTATTCGATAACAGAGGCATCACCTCCATCTGATTCAATACAAAGTTGAAGTTCATTAAAATTATTAAATGCTTCTCCATCGGCAAGGGTAAACTCAGTTACCCTACCATCACAAGTTCCGATTGTTTCATATGCACCACCTTCGACTGAGTAAGAAACAGTTATAGTCTGTCCTACAGGTAAGTCTTTATCTAAGACTACCTCGATTGCTGATATATCCTTTTTATACCCAGCTAATCCAGCATCAATGATCATAGTTTCAAACTTAGAGGTTTGATCATACGTACCATCATCGTTTAGTTTCCATATTTCCCCATCTTCGTTGATTACAATAAGGTTGTTACCTACTGCATGATTGAATGTTGGTCTATCTATTAGTTCTGTGTCATATAAGATAGAAACTCCAATAGTCTGTGTCTTCTCTCCTGTTCCTATTGCCCAAAATCCAGTCCAGTCGGTATCAGGTTCAGCATAAAATACAGAACTATTGTTCAGATCAGCTCTTCGACTATCAATAGTAGACTGCCAATCGTTTATATATACTGTAGCCACATTTGAGAATGGGAATGATTGAATTGTCTTGTAGTTATCATTTCCTAGCCATAACTTGAAATCAAGTGAAGGTTCTCCTCTTGAGAGAGCATCATCCTGAATATAATTATCTACAGCTACTATAAGTTGACCTTTTGTATTTGATATAATCTTATTAATTCCTCCTCCTGTCTTAATTACTGTCTCTGGGTCTGTTCCTGTTAAGTCCCAAATCTCTATATAACCCTGATTTCTACGTGTCCCTGTCATAGCTAATGAGTAACCATACGGTGTATGTGAATTAATTACAGGAAATGGATCAAATACATCAACATTATATATTCCATTAGTAAATCCATCTAATACACCTGAATTATTAAAGTACCACTCTTTATCAATAGGAAATGATAAACTACTTAGTGGTTTATTAATACCCCTTGTACCTAATAAGGTATCCTGAGCATCAAACGTTACTGTTACCGTATCAAAATACGCTGCTCTACCACCGTAAAGAAGTCCTGTAATATCTGAATTAGTAGAAGTTAAGAAAAAGTAACCAGAATCATATTCAATAAAAGCGGGTACTGGATAAATATTTGTATCTACATCCATAACTGGAAAACCAGTATAATAATCTGTTTTCCACTCTGTACCATTAAGATCTTTAGTATAAATACAAATACCACTATAAGCAGGGGTGATACTTGAAATGTTTACCAATGATCCCTCAGTCCAAAAAGTAGCATCTGTGAACATGTCCCCTTCTAGGACACATTGTGCATCAGTTTTTACACTATTTCTTTTTAGTATAACTGATTGAATAGTCATATCAGCATTTGGATTAACAGTGATTACCTCACTGTTATTTTCTAGTCGAGAAGCAATAGGAACGGTTGTATCCTCTACACCATCTAGAAAAATATTAGCATAATCATTTTCTTTGATATTCATTCCAACATAATACCATTGACCTGTTGTCAATGCTGTTGTAGAAATAAGAGAGATTGTACCTGTATCCATATCACCAAATAATCTAAGTTTTCCATCTGTTCTAACATAAACAATTACATCTTGTGCAAATTTTATAATAGTATGTTCAGAAAGTGGATTACTATCTAATTTGAAAAAGAAAGATAATGAACACTCATCCCCTGAAGATGAAGGGTTTGTAGTGTCTACATTAGAATTAGTTAAACCTTGACCGAATTTTCCGTCTGAATAAGTAGCAACACCATCATCTAAATCATTCCCCCCTCTAAAATCTACGTCTGTACCATCTAACGGATAAACATGAGTACCAGCATTGAACAATCCAGTATATTCAGACGGATCAACTGCATCTGAAAATCCAAAATATAAATCTATATCTTCAACAGTTATAGCTTCAACAAGTAGTGTACCTACTTTTGTGGTTGAATTAAAATCAATTAATTTAGTCTTAGCAAACCTATTTGTTGCTGTACTAGCTCTGATGTCTGAACCATCTGATTCTACGTTATCCCAGAAATCATCTGATAATTGTGATAAATCTACATACATATAATCACAACTTCCTGTTGAATCAGGTGTAAGAGTGATCTTATAAGTAAAATCCAAAGAATACCAGTTGTTTATTGCTTTACCTAAACCATACAATTCTGAATCGAAATCTCCTCCTACAGCAACAATACCATAGTCTTCCTCAGCTACGGTATTAAACCTTTCAAATGAAGGATTAGGGCTTAATTTGTTTGCGTTCTTATAAATATCAAAGTGTTTGATTTTAGAAGCACCAAAAACCTGTGATTGTCCCACAAGTCTTTTGTCTCTCGTTTCTGATTGCATACCGTGAGAGAAGTCATTTTGTTTTACAGTGAATTTTTGTCCCATAATATTATTTAAGCTATTTTAGTAAATTTAAGATGGTCGACATATCCAGCCCCACTAATCGTGATACTGGCTGTACCTAATCCACTTCTTAATTCAAATGTTTTAGTGGAAGCTATGGTAATGATACCTGCCATAGAGCCTGTTGTAACAGAAGGGCTTCCTGTATCACTTTGACAAACACCTCCCTTATATTCAGTTACTGAATCTGATACATTGTAAATGTATCCATAATCATAGTTAGAACCAAATGTCAAATAAGCTCCATCTACAAGGTATGTTCCTGCTAATAGTGTAAATTGATTAGAAGATAATGTTAGATTATTACCTGTATCATAATTTTCTGTATCTAATGGAACAGCTGAACTCGATGATACAGATCTAGTTGCTGTACCTGAAATCATAGCGTATTCTACATTACCACCACCACCAAGATCTGCTATATCTTGTGTAGTAGTCTTTTTAAGAGTACCTGCTTCGTTCACTAGAACTTCCTCAGTCCCTGCTAGAGAACCCACATCTGTCTTTCCTGAAATTGCTGTATCGTTAATTGTAAGAGTTGTAGAACCTGTAACATCTCCTGTGTGTGTAGCATTTGTTACCTTAGCTGTGTTTAATGCAACAGCTGCTGAGTCTGTATAAGAAATTTTAGCATTGTTTGTAGTAATATCACTCTCCATTGTGTCTAAGTCTACTGCCTGTGTTACAGAGATGTGAGCAACCTTGTCACTATCTGCCGCTGGGTAAGAAATCTTTGCATTATTAACAATAACTTCAGTATTTATAGCTAACTCATTAGCGTTTGTTTTATCTGCTGCTGAACTTGGTGTATCAGTTGCAGTATTAATTGGTGTTATACTAGCCATATTTTATATCGTTTGTTATGTTACCGTAGTTTCCATCTATTATAGTATACTGGTCTAAGGTTTCTAATAATTCATCAAGACTTTCTACCAAAGCCCAATAATCAAAGTAATTCTTTGAATCTCCCGTTAATGCAGAATTGACACTTTTTATATCATTACTCATTGCCCCTGAAAATTTTGTGTCTCCTGTCATATTATTCTACGTTATTACGCATTGGTGTTAGTCTCTTGTTTTTCTCAACCGACTGTGCTGAGGCAAATTGCATAAGTTTAGTCTCAATAGCATCTAATTCTTTCTTCAAATCATCCTTTCTTTGTAGCCCTTTCTTCATAGCGTACTGCCATGCTGCATAATAGATAAGGTAATCGTGGAATAATGCTGGTAGCCCAGGCTCTTTATCAGTATCCGCCTCTGTAAAGTAGCTAGAGTTACGCATGTAGAAGATTTTTAACCCATCTGCAATGGTCACCTCTGGTGCTACATCGAATACCATTGATGTTCCTACCCAGTCATAAGCCCTAATAACTCCTGTATCATCGCCATAAGCGATAGCATCAGCATCATCTTGCCTAATATCTTTAGCTACTAGTTCATAAGGGTCTCCATTAGTATTACGTGCGAATACTTTATAAATCTTTAGTATTTCTGCACCCTCATCGTCTTTATAAACAGTTAGGTTACGTTCACCAATTGTAATGTCGTACGTTCCTTGTGGGAGTGTGGTGAAATTATGGTCATCAAAGTTTTTAGTATCGACCGAGTTAAACAATATAGAGTAGGCTTTGTCAAGACCACTATTAACAGCCCTTGCCTTTTGAGTAAGGGGGTATTTCGTGACATTAGTGTCTGCTAAATCATCAATAGCTTTCACCATTGAATCGTATTCTGTTGCTGGGTTAAATTTCATATATATATTACTAAGCTATTACGGGCTTAGGCAGAGAGACAAATGCCTCCTAGCCTAAATCAATAAATGATTATACTGCTGCTGCAGTTACATCTACAATCATGTTTACGTTGTTAAAGAATACTTTAATTCCGTAATCAATTCGTGTAGTGAATCCGATTGCTGATCGGTTATCAGGGTTTGCTTCGTCAACGATAGTCATTCCGAAGGTAGTGTTTAGGATACCTACTGTAATAGACTTGTTAACAAATGCTAGGGCTTGTGTAGCTCCTCCTGTAAGGTTTGATTCGTAAATCTTGAATCCTCCAACCTTAGCAACTGTACCGTTTACAAGTGCATCTTCTGCAAATGTAAGAACTCCTGCTGATTGTGCTTCTCCTACAAGTAGGGCGTAAGCTGATGGAGACATAAGAACTGATCCTCCTTTTCGTTCCAAGAGTCGTAGTCCTTTATCTGCAACGATAAGTGAACGTGTTACTGCTAGTCCGTCAATGTATGAACCTAGTGCCCATGTGTTTGAGTTTCCTGCTGCTGCAACTCCTGCTGCGATAAATGCAGTTTCGAGTGTGTCTTGCAATTCATCTCCTTGATCTGATGCTAATCGCATTTGTAGATCGTAACCGTTTTGATCTAAGTCAGCTCGGTCAATGTACTCTGCTGAGATAGCAGTTGTAGCGATGTTTAGAGTTTCGTTAGTCAATGTAACGTCTGTGTAAGTGAATTGTGCTCCACGTGTGTAAGATGCTACTGTTGGGTCATTTTTGTAAGGGTTATTAAAAACCTTTTTGTCTGTGAAGATTGCGTCACCAAGCGTATTCCAAAATTTCATTTCTGAAAGTTTTTCTTGCATAGTTACAGCAAAGTCTTCTTTATATACTATTGTGTTTGCCATTTTGTGTGTTTGTAAAAATTAATAAAACTATACCACTTCATAGTTAAACATTTTCGAGTTCTTGGCTGCCTTAGCTTTCTTTCGAACTACCTCTCTTCGGAGTTCTACTTTATCTACTGGAGGTAATTCACCCTTAGCAATCCAATAATCTGCATTATCCTTTTGAGAAGATGATGCTCGTGAGCTTGTACCTGGGGTAGCAAGTTCATCCTGTTTAGCTTTTCTGTGTCGTTCTAGAAGTCCATCTGCAAGACCACGACTGACTAGTACAGTTGGGTCAATGTTAAGACTCTTAGACTCCTTAATAACAAGTTCAATTTCGTCAGCATCTTTTAAGCCATTTTCTTTAAGCTCCATAATCTGTAGACGTTCCAAAACGGATGCTTCAACATCTGGTTTACTTTCTTTTTTTGCCTTTCGTGCTTCGATTGATTTGTTTTTAAGTTTGTCTTGTAGATCAGCAATGATTGAATCCTTGTCATCTACTTCGACTGTAGTTTCTTCAACTACTGGTTCTTGGTTTGTTACTGTGTCCAATTCCACGTTTGTATCTTTTTCCATATTTTAAATGAATTATTATTAACTGTGTTATACCCACGACGGTTTCTCAGAGTGGTAGAACTCTGGTTACAAGACACATAATGTCCTGACACCAAAGCTCTATACAGCTCCGTCTTGTTTCTTTATACTATCCCCACTATCAGGTTCTACTATTGAATTAGTTAGAATCTGAATACATGATTTCATTTCTGGTGCTGTGATTGCTGTCCCACTAATGAGTGCTGATGCAAACAAACGAATAATCAACTCTTGTTTATCCTGTGTGTTTACTATTCCCTTGATCATCGCCAAGTCTTGTTTACTAATTAACATATTATTGTTCTGCGTTAATGTTTACTGGTGAAGCCTGTGGTAGCTCTTGTGTTGGCTCTACAGGTGCTTCAATGTTCTCGAGAGGGCTTAGTCCCATAGTTTGCTGAATGTCGTTATACATCTTCATAGCATTAGGGTCTGAAGCGAATATCTCTTTATTAGCCAAGTAAGTATTAAGTATGTCAACTTGGTTAGATAAGAATACTTGTTTCAACTGTTGTTCATCTGTGATAAGAATGTCTAGATCGTATTCGATACCATCAAGGTAATCATCTTTAGATTTCAACCAGTTCTTTCCAGCTGAACGTAGGTTATTACTAATACGTTGAGCTTCTAAGTCTGTATCTAATGTCATCTGTAAGAACTTAGTTCCAGCAGGTGCATCGTTATACTTACCTTCAAAGTAATCTGCATCTACCTTTCCTCTTGCCATACTGAATGAGTAGTCATCAATAACTTTCTTCATTTCCTCGCTTGATAGTTCTGCTTCTAGGAAGTCTTGTTTCTTAATCCACTTAGTGAGATGAGGAATAATCCAATCTCGATAGATTTCTTTTAGGAAGATACCCATTTCTTCTCGTCTAAGTTCAAAGATTGAGTTAGCTTCTTGGTTAGCTAGTGCCATACCTCTAAATGTAGCTGAAGCAGGCATAGTTCCTGTGTTAACATCATGTACTGATGTTTGGTCATTAGCTTGGTTCTGCCATCCTTCTCGTATTCCCGCATGGAAACCTAACGATTGAGGTGTTGTATTTAACAACTGAGGTGCTGCGATATTGTAATCAAAGATAGCTCCATCGTGATACTGGTGTAAGTTGTTGTTATTAGTCGTTCCATTTCCTGATGGTTGCATTAACAATACCTTACTTGCTACATCCATAGCGTTCTTCTCATTGATAGCTGTCTCATTGATTCCCATTTGAGCTTGCATACTCTGTTCTACCATTCCACGCCCTAATGAACGCCCAGACATTACCTCGTATGGTAAGTATTTGAATTGATCATCAATATTCTCTGTACTGTAGAGTGTAATACCTTCTTCTTTCTTCTTTCCTTTCTCGTCAGTAGTTGTATACAGTGTAATAACGTGCATTTGTCGAGAGTATTCAAACATCTCTGCATCGTCATCAATCATAGTACGTGGTAACACTCCATTTACGACATATACGGTAATGTAATCAGTTCCAGGGTTATTACCTTCTTCATTAGGTGAATTGTCTGAGTTAGACTCTTCATGCATCATAATTGCATCCTCCACGTTGTACCATCCATTTGACTTCATTTCGATGAGTTCAGCAGGGTTATACTTAAACTCTTCAATCTTTACACCTGAAGCAATATCAGTTGGGTCAGTAACAGTTGTAAGTAGGTCAGCTACCTCTATATAGAGCTGTCCGTCTTTCTTAACACGTTTAACAAGTAATCCTCCATCTCTCCCCCTAGCTTCGGTCATTTCATTAAGGGTATGAGCAAAGTTAGTTATTTTCATCCATTTACGGTTAGCTACTGTCATAAGTAGTGATTTAGCGTAATGTTCTGGCTTCTTAGTAGTTAATTGGATGTCTTTAGTATCAATATCCTCTGCTGTACGCTGTTTGTGAAGAATACGGTTAGAGATATTGTAAAAAGGCTTACGCCGACCTAAATCATCATATTGTCCTGTAGTGTAATGCGAATCTGTGTATGCAGCTATTTGGTTCAATAGGTCATACTGGTTAAATTGACGTATATTATATAACTCAATCTCACGACTAGGGTACGATGTCAACTGTCCCTGTGTATACTCATAAATGTTCATAACTACATTATACCATATTGAGTTTGTCAAGTTGACATAATATAACAAAAAAGCACCTATAAGGCACTGTTTTTAATTGGATCTGGTCGTCTTAGTTGTGTTTTAATACCTGTATCTGGTCTAATTGAGTCAAAACCATAACGTACAGCATCCATTGCATCTGAATACCCATGGTCAGGTTTATTAAGGATACGCCCTGTTTTGTCTGTCTCCCATAAGTAGTTGTTATATGCTTTCCAAATGTTAGTTGAACGCTTAGTAACGCTAATATTCTGGCTCTTAACGAACTGAATACCTTGGTTTACACTACCAGCACCCTTACGACAAGGCATTATAGCTACACCATACATTCTAATCTCGTCAATACTCTTAGGCTCTGCACTGTCTGCAATAGCAACACACTGCTTTCCTTCATTAACTAGATACATTCTAATACTATCAGCTATCTGTTTGTTGAGTAATCCCTTTTGGAATTGAATCTCGTCTAATACATACCCACCGTTATAGTAATATATACCAACAATTGCAGTCGGGTCATTAGAGTAACCAAAGTCAACACCTATTGATACTAATCTAGCTTCGTGAGGTAAATCGTCTATTTGTTTCCATCCTTTGTAGACCCTGCCTTCAACCTCCCCCAATTGACCTAGTCCATACACTTGCCACCAACCCTTATTGTTCTTACGTGATTCGATACTC